TTGTGGTAAACTTTTCACAGCCTCGTGCATCGCGTTGAGGTCGTTGAGGTAGTCTGGGCATCTCATTCCACAACTAACTCCAATTTTGTTGCCTTTTGGATCTTCCCAATACGGTTCGTAGAGTGGGTTATCCATCACTAACTCCCACCAACACGCTTGCGCAATCGCGATTCGTTGTGCTTCCGGTGTCATTGTTCGTTCCAAAGTGGGATATTCAGCGACTTCGCGGCGGCGGTCAGTGCCTCGTCTGCCGTGTCTCCGTTGGCGATGCGTGCCATTCCGTGGTATACCGCAATGCGCAAATGGTTGTTTTCGTCGGTGTAGTTTGCCGCTGTCAGGTGATGCCGCTCCATCCATTTGATTCGCGGGCTTTTCGATTCGGGGATTTCAAATAGTTCGTTCATGGTTTCGATTGGTTGAAAATAGATGCCAGCTTGGCAATGACCTCTTCGTCAATCATCATGTATTGGTGCGAGTCCTCGGCAGTCATTGCCGTCGTGTCGGTTTTGATCAGCACCGCGCAATGGTCGTCAAGGTCGTAGATGATGGTGAAATACTCGCCGCCGCCGATCTCGACTTCGTGAAGCGAAACGTTTTTGGCGCATAGTCCTCCGGTGAATTCCTTCAGCCAATAGCACATCTCATCCGTCTGCTTCTGCCAGATGGCGTCAACTCGTTTATCGTTTTCCCATGTCATGGCTTGATCTTGTAAAACCCTCCCACGCAATCCCGCAGGCGACCCATGGCGCAACTCTCGGGCTTATGTCCCGGAGTCATAACCACAAGCCTACCGTTCTTTCTGATAACCTCGCCCTCGACATAAACCGGAGGGATGCCATAGCTGAATGATACTCGGTCACCCGCTTTGATTTCGTGATCGTCGTCGTCAATGATTTTCATGCGCCCGCCTTTCCATATTCGGCCCGCCACATCCCGGCGAGCGTGGCTTTGATCTTCGCTTTCTCGGCAACCAGCGTTTTCAAGCCAGCTTCCAGCCGGTCGGTGAACTCGTCCCAGTCAACCACGATGTGCAGACTCGGTTGCATCGGATGGAAACCGAAATAATGCCATTGACGCAAACCCGTCACAATCATGCAACCATGAACCTGGTGCTTGTGGTCTTCGGGTATCACGTTTGCCAGTAGGTCAGCAAGATGCCGCTTGCGGTTGTGACATTTTATCTCGCAACCAGCGATCCATTCGTTGCCATCGTCTCCGACAATTAAGCCGTCTGGCGATGCTGCGAACTCGCCGCAGTCATGGAACACCAGCCCGGTTTCAATGATCTCTCTCCCGAGCTTCTTAGATAGGGCTTTTCGCGCTTCTGGTTCCAGTGCCTTTCCCCGCTGAACCCATGGGTTGTATTCCATGGACTTCGACTCTTTATCTTCAGCTTGCTGCTCAAACTCATCGTTCGGCATCGCCTCGGTTAGTTTGCCGCACAGGTATTTATTAAACGCGCTTTTTGCTGCCGCCGTTTTCTGCTCGACCATGAACGGCGCAAACTCGCTTGCGGTCGGGATTCCCTTTCGCGCTTCCAGCCATTCAGCGGATCCTTGCGGGTGTGGTGATATTTTCATATGGTTTGTAGCTTCTGCAATTTTGTTTAGGTGGTAACTTTCCACCCCGTTTTGATTTCTGGCCTTCACACCAGTTTTTTATAGTTTGGACGCTGACCCCGTGAGCTTCAGACGCAAACGCTAAAGATTCGTATTCTATGCCGCCGATAATCCACCTTTTGGAAATGCTACGGTTTGCCGATTGTTCGACGCTAGTAACCCATCGGCAATTTGATGGTTCATAATTCCCATCGTTGTTGATCCTGTCGATTTCATGGGACGGTGACGGCGCTTGCCCCATGTCACTCAAAAAAGAAAGAAAAGAATCCCATCGGGGGCAAACTGTGATCCCCTTTGCTTTATAATGAGGATAAGTAATTGGATTGTTTGATCTGCATCTTGAGCGCAATGACTTCCATGCTTTATATTCTCTTGTTTTGCATAATCCGTGGTAGATTTTCATATTGGTATTAAAAACCGGGGGATCGGACCCCGGATGAGGGTTAGATTCCGGCAGCGATATCCGCCCGGATGAGTTTATTGGATGCGTTGGTTATGGCCTTTTCCTTCGTGCTTCCGGAACCGTGAAGATGAAAGACCGGGATGTTGCCGCCGATGCTGTGGTGGGTGAACACTGCCCGCAGGACAGGCTTTCCGGTCTTGCTATCTGTTACCGTGCGCGGGGTATACTCTGGCACTTGCTCAGGTCTGCTGACGATGTAGCCAGCTTGGAAGCGCATGTGTTCGTTTTCCGTCCTCGGAATTTCGCGGATCACAAAGCCGCTGGAGTCGGTGTTTTCGGTGTAGAGCACCTCTTTTTTTTCGTTTAGGTATTCCATCAGTTGGTTTCAGTTTGGTTTCCTTCGCGGGCGGCTAGCATGGCATCGGCCATCTCATACGATCTCTTGGCGATGACGTTCACGGGGATTCCGTAGGCGCGGTCGAGCATGCCGGCCAACGCCTGCCCAGCGAACCAATCACGCAGCGTCATTCCCGCGAACGCGCAACCGTTTTGGTCGTTGTTCGGGAAGGCTGGCCCACCATCGTCGCTCACTTGTCACCTCCCTGCGCCTGCGCCGTCTCTGCGCTAACCTCCAACGGAGCCTCAAATGGTAGATCGTCGGTGGGTTGCGGCTCCATGTCCTCGTATGGGTTTACCAATCGCGCCATCGGGTTTTCGGTGACTACGCGGCCTGTGGCTTGGCGCGGTTCCTGCGGAATGTCGTGGATCTCTTCGCTGGTATGCATACCAAGTGTGATGTCGGGCGCATAGATGCGGGCGAAGAATGCGGCTGCACGATAGCGCAGCATAAGCTCCGGCATCGTAAGCCACTTGCTGCCGGCCTTGGTTGACCAACCCTCAGCCTTGGCCATTGCCATCGTGATTTCCGGCCCCTCGATGGTTTCGCCATCCGCTTTTGTGCGGCAATGGGCAACGCATGACCGGGTTTGACCATTGCCCTCCATGCGGAATTGCAGCGGCGTGAATCGCCCCGAGGCGTTGACCATAGCAATGAGGAACGTGGCGCGAAATGATGGGCGACCGTGGATGATGTCGATGTTCTGGATCACCATAAACGGGTCGGCACCCAGGCGTTTTGCGATGTTCAGGCCGATGGCGCAGTTTGCCATGTTCCCCTGAAAGTCTTTCGGGACGAGGCTGGAGCTTGCCAGCATCTTGGCGTGGCGCTGGACCAGCTCAAAGGCTGCGGTTTCTTGTTCGACGATTGATAGTTGCATGTGTTGTTTTCTGTTGGAGATTAAATGATTTCGATCAGGCGGAATTTGGTCCCGATTTTTGGCGGGGCGGATGGCCAGTTTACGGTCAGGCGGATCATGCCGCTGTCGTCGTTGTGGCAACGGGATGTTGCTTGCGTGATGCCCTCAAACTCCATTGGATCGGGCTTGATTCGGTAGTCCTCCGGGTCACTCACGAAAGACGCATCATTCATGTCCTCCCATTCGTTGGGGAGGCTCCATCTATACTGTAAGGTTTTTCCCTCGCTCAGTGCTTGGACCAGCGGAAGGAATTCTGCGGCGTTGTTTTTGTTCATTGGTGTTTTCTGGTAGAGATTAAAGGCGTGGGCGGATTGCCCGGTTGTATTCGTGTTTCATTTCCCGGTCGGACAGCCGGAAATAACTGGCAGCAAATCCTGCTTCGATGAGGCCAAGCGCCAAGCCGACAAGGGCGGCGAACATGGCGAACAGGCCGAGGGGTGAATCGTATATGATGCGGACTGCCCAGATGATGGTGCAGATGGACCAGGCGAGCATCATACCGGAGAGCATGGCGGCACGCATGCCGGATTGGAATAGTTTGTCGGAGCGTTTCATTGGTCGTTAGTTTCTGAGGTGATTGCGGCATGCCGCAGGGCGATGCAGATAAGGGCGGATGCCACCCAGACGGCGGCTATGATGATTAGGGTTTGCATAGGTTTCTACGGTTGCGCTCGTTCAAGAGCATTCTGAGACGGATAGGCCATGCTCCGCTTCGGGAAAGCTGTCGGATTGCGCCGTTGAGGGCGTTATCGGATAGTTCGGTGACGAGGAGGTTGGCCATTGGATTTTCTGGAATTGCGATGGGTCGGCTTCATGGTCTTTCACCAACTCGGCATCTGCCCACGCGTGATAGTCATCTTGCATTTTTCTTTGCCTCGTGGGCGGCTTGTGCGGCGAGGAACGGATCGACATGCTCAGGGCGTAGCACGATGCCGATGGTCGTGCGTCGGATTCCGACCATTGCGTTGGCGACTCCGTAGGGGATGCGATTAACGCGAGCAATTCCCATGAGGTTTTTCCCTTCTACGAGATGCAGACCGGCGGGGATTGCTTCCTTGTCGAGGTTGATATCCGGGTTTCGGTCGAGGGTTGTTCGTGTTGTTTGTGTCAGCATTGTTTTTGTTGGTTAGATTGCAACCCGGCCCGCTGCTTCCACGCCGCAACCACCTAGAATTGATGTTGGCGCTTCCGCTGGCAACTTCGCCACGGGCCGAGCTTCCTTCTCGGCACTCGCTGAGGGGAAATTGTTCATTCGCGGACGGATTTGAGGAAGTCCAAGACCTCGCTGAGTTGATACCGGATGACTTTTTTCGGGACGATGACCGTCCGCTTGATCGGTAGGGCATCGAGAGTGTTCTTCCCGATGTCGAGCATCCCGCAGACCTCGGCAGGACTCATCCATTCCCCACGCTCGCGGGTGCGCTTCCTGGCCTCCTCAGCGGCAGCGAAAGCCGCCGCTGCTTTCGCCTGGGCAAATATCTCAGCCTCTTGGGCTGGGGTGAAGGTGGTCATAGTTCAGCATCCTCCTCGTTGGTTTCCATTGCATCGCCGGGTTCGGATAGAAACTCCTCAAGCGAGACGAAGAGCGAGGAGTCCCATTCATCATCGAACTGGTGCCGTTGCACCGGCGCTTTGCCGGGGGCGAATTTCCAGAGCATGCGACCGGAGCGGAAGTATCGGGTTGGTGTCATTGGGCGGATCCTTCCTGAATTTGGATTTTCATAAACATCCCGCCCGCGTCTTTCGTTCTAGCAGTTCCACCATCGGTTCCGCAAAAGGGTTTTTCGCCAGCGTCACGGCTGCGTTGCCCTTCGGTGTGGGACCATGACTTCTTATCCTCATGCGAGGCGTCTAAATCGGCTTTCCACTTCCGACGCTGATCAGCCTCAGCGATTCGCTTTTCTAGTGCTCGTTCTTCTGCTGCATTCATTGGTTTATATTGGGTTGAGTTCCGCGTGTGGGATGCGCGGCCCCCGTTTGGAATTATGAGAAGTGAACCATTCCGCTTCCATTCCGAACCTCGAAGTCAATAACTCTCGGCTTGTGTGGGCTTTCTGAACCACCCTCGCGCATTACGGACTCACCACGAAGAAGCGCCTCTTTCTTTCGTTTGTTGCAAGCCTCTTTATATTCTCTCTGATAACCAAGCTGGGATGAGCTAGAGGGAGCCAAGAGTAAAAATCCTCCCTGTGGGATTACTTTGTCGCCCTTATCGAAATTACTTATCAACTGCTGAACTGATTGCGACATAGCAAATCGCTCAACCTTCATTTGTCCCTTGTCATCTGGTAGTTCGACGTAAGCGATAGTCCGAAGAAACAATACTTTTTTTGTCCCGAATGATCTTTTGCATGCACGAGCAAAGACGCAATGGCCCGGGTCTTTTTGCACCGCGCTGCTCACATCGCACGGCTTGATAATGATGCGCAGATCATTTTCCGCATCAGCAACAGGAACTCCATCCCACAGCCTTTCTACGGTTTTTGCAAATTTGCCTTTATTCTTAGGTGGCGAGTAGATTTTTCCTGCCTGTTTGGTCGACTTGTTCTTTGTTGTTGTCATCTTATGGTTTCCAGTTTTTGTTGATCCATGCCGCGAATACGGCCTTGTCTTTTTTGCTAGCCTTCGTCCACGCGGACTTCAGTGCTGAAAGTTTCTCACTATCCTTTTCCGCTTCTTCCTCAACTCCATCCACGACCACGGTTTCAGGTTCATCCTTCATTTCTTCCTTTGGCGGGGAGATGGTGCTTCGGTGAGCAGCTACCACTTCCTTCTTCTTACCCTTCAGCTTGCCCGCCATCGCGTCAGCTTCCAGCCCCTGTGCTTCCACAGCCTCGGCGAACTGTCCCGCCCGCTTCACCGTCGCCTCGCTCACCCCGTGCTCGACGGCGAGCTTCGCGGCGGTTGATATTGGGTCATTTTGACCTAATATCGTTCCGGCAGGTTTTCCCGCAGTGGTCCGCTTCGTCCGGTTATACCTCCGGCCCAAGAGTAGGTCGTGAGCTTCGCGGGAAAGGTTGCGGCGTCCAAGTTGATTGGCGTCCATCCAATCCTCAGCGGCATCACGATCAGCGAGCTGGATTTCAAAAATTTTGAATTCAAGACCGTGCTTGGTGCAAATCTCGTGGCGGTTGTGGCCATCCAATAGCGTGCCATCCCAAACGGTTAGTGGGTCGCGGCATCCGTCACGGAGGATGTTGGATTCAAGGAGTGAGAATTCCTCCTTGGAGAGCGGCGGGATGAGAGCCTTAAACTCCGGGTCGATGATGAGTTCCGCGCTCACTTCCCCACCTCCCGATCTTCGATCCGGTCGAGGATGGCGCTCAGCCGCTCAGCGGTGGCCATGGCTTCCTCGATCATTTCGTCGAGCGTGCTCATTGTGCGCCCTCCTCAGATGTTGCGGCCAGTGCCGGGGCTGTGACCCTGAACTCGCCGCTTGCCAGCTTTAGTAGGCCGTCACGAATCAGTATTCGCGCAAGGTTAGTGCTGGTGGTTCCGGCGGATTTGGCTTGTTGATCGAGTGGTTTTTTTTCTGCGAATAGATCGATGCACACTCGCCCGGTTGGGTTGCTTTTCTGCTTAGGCATGCCGAAAGACTTTCCAAAAAAGGAAAGCCAGTAAAGAAAAACTTTCTAAAAATAGAAAGTTTGCTACATTTAGGGGTTATGAGTGCCGAAAATGAAAAGCAGCAAGTCGCCGGTTCGATGCTTCCCAACATCGTGCAAGCCTTTAGAAATCAGGGTTTTTCTCAAAATGATCTGGCGAAAAAGTTAGGGAAAAGCGAGGCTTGGGTTTCCAAGCTTTTATCCGGGAAAATGAAATCAATCGACGCGATTACTTTCCGAAAACTAGAAATCGCGCTCGAAATTGACTCATTTCAGATCGCTAAAACAGGAAATATTTCACCTCTGGCCGCGCAAATCGCGGCGATGGTTGACAACGACCCGCTGTTTGCGCGGCTCGCCTTGTGCGCCAGGGATACGATTACGGGGGCAAGGGCCACATTCACGCCTCGCTATGTCCCTACGGAGGAGATGGCGGGGCTTGGATCGCGGATACTCGCCATCACCCAAGCCAATCCTGATAAACCCGGAAAAGTCGCCAAACTCATTTTGCAGCTGCTCGCATGACCGCCCAGCCCGTCAAATACCGCTCCGTATCGATCACCGTTTACCCCATCACGCGGGCAGACGGCGGGACCTACTGGCAGTTCAAACGGCGGGATGGGAGCCGGGTCACGCGGGCGACTCTCGAGAAGATCAAGGCGCAGGCGCTGCGGGACGCTCAGACGCTCTACAAGGGCGGGCTGGAGATTGACGACCTGACCCCGGACCAGATCCGCGCAATAAAACGGATGATCGAGGCAGACCCGGACCTTCGGATGGTCGATGAGTTCTTGCTCTGGCATTCCCGGCGAGCACCGCGGAAAAACCTGGGGGACGCGCTGGATGAGTTCCTGGCGGCGAAATTGGCCAATCAAGGACGGAGCGCCCAGCATATAAAGACGCTGAGGGCGCTCCTCAAGCCTCTGGAGCCGCTCCGGGGCATGCCGTTGGGCAATGTGACCGTCAATGACCTCCCGGACCTCACAGGCGAGCCACGGACGCGGAAAAACCAGCGGGGCGCGTGGGTCACATTTTTTAAATGGTGCGCGGAGATGGAATATCTGCCGCACGGCGAGAAAACAGCACCGGAAAGACTGGGGAAACCGATTGCCCGGCGCAAAGTTCCCGCGACGTATACGCCCGCGGAACTTCGCGTCCTGCTCGGTGCTGTCAATCCCGCGTTCCTGCCGTGGCTCGCCTGCGGGGCATTCGCGGGGACCAGGACGGACGAGTTATTCCCCCTTCGCGGGGGCGAAAAATCACCGCTGGATTGGTCGGACTTCGACTGGCCCGCCAAGATCATTCGTGTTCGCCCGGAAACGGACAAAAACGGTCATCGGCGGATCGTCCCGATCCATCCCGCGCTTCGGGCATGGCTCTACCCGGCCAGGAAAAAGTCCGGCCCGTTGCTCGACGCCGCGCCATCCGGTGGCCGGCATTCGGAGACGGTTCGGATCGGGAAGCTCATCGGCGGGTGGAAAGCGAACGCACTGCGGCATTCCTACATTTCGTATCGCGCCGCCGAGGTGGGGCTGGCCGTCACCTCGATGGAGTGCGGAAACTCGGAGAGTGAGGCGCGGAAATCGTATAACGACTCCAAGGCGATTTCGGAAAGCAAGGCTTGGTTCGGGGTGATGCCGGGGGCGGAATAAAAATAATTTCGCGTGGTGATTTCGTCCGCGTCTGGAATCATCCGCTCGCGGGCGGAAACCCTGCGTTTGCAAGGGGGGGATTCAAGCGGTCAACTGCCGGTCAACTCTGGAAAATGCCCTTGATTTTCAGCGACTTATGGGCCTGTCCGGTGGGTATCGAATCCACCTTTTAGATAGATTCTGAAACTCCTCACGATATCCCACGATTTCAAACGCTTGATTCCTAGGGAGTTCTGACGACTCCAGAATATCTGGCGGGATCGTGCGAATCACGAAAACCGCTCAACTCCCGGGCAACTTTTCCTCTTGGCGGTTAGGAATTTTGCGCTAGCGGTGGGGCGTTGCGAGTCCGCAGCCGTCCGCAGATACCGGAATGAATCTCACCCAATCAATGCGCCCCTGTGGGCAAGCGTGCCGCCCCGCTGGGGTGGGTATCTCTCGCTTGGCTTCAGGGGCGAACCTTTTTCTACCCATGAACTACGACCAATTTATCCTCGCAAAAAACCGCTCACACGTTGCCGCCGGTTTCGACCCCCGGCCCATCACAGCCCCGCTGTTTGACTGGCAGGCCCACGTCGTGCAATGGGCATGCCGCACCGGCAAGGCGGCTCTATTTGAGGACTGCGGACTGGGGAAAACTCTCCAGCAACTTGAGTGGGCGCATCAGGTCGTAATGGAAACCGGGGAATCGGTTATTATCCTGACCCCGCTCGCCGTCGCTCATCAAACCGAGAACGAGGCGCGGAAATTCGGGATTGCAGCCAAGGTCGTAGCATCGCAAGCCGAATGCCAGACGACCGGAATCTACATAACCAACTACGAGAAGATCGATCATTTCGACTGCTCGCAATTTGTCGGGGTCGTTCTCGACGAATCCAGCATCCTGAAAAACTTCACCGGAAAACTTCGCCGGAAACTCACGGATTCATTCGCGCAAACTCCCTATCGGCTTTGTTGCACGGCCACACCGTCTCCAAATGATTACACGGAGTTCGGTCAACACGCCGACTTCCTAGGGGTATCCACGCCGGCGCAGATGCTCGCGACGTTCTTCATCAACGATACGTTCAATACTGGCGACTGGCGCTTGAAAAAACACGCTGAATCCCACTTCTGGGCATGGGTTGCATCGTGGGCGGCATGCGTTTCTAAGCCGTCCGACATTGGCTATGATGACGCAGGATACATCCTGCCGGAGCTATCACTCCACAGCATCACGGTTGATGTGGATGAGGTGACAGGCGCAGGTGATGAGGAGCTATTCCGCCACGCTACCATGAGTGCAACCACGATGCATAAGGAAATGCGGATGACCTCGCCTGCTCGCGTTGCCAAGGTCGCCGAGTTGGTCAATGGGTCGGACGAGCAGTGGATTGTATGGTGCAACACCAATGACGAATCCAGCCAACTCAAAGCCGCGATTCCCGACGCCGTCGAAGTGCGCGGTAGCGACACGGGCAAGAAAAAGGAGGATTCCGCGGACGGTTTCGTTGACGGATCAATCCGCGTTCTCATCAGCAAGGCCGGGATTTTTGGCTATGGCTTGAACTTTCAAAACTGCCGGAACGTCGCATTCGTCGGACTCAGCTATTCTTTCGAGGACTTCTACCAGTCACTCCGCAGATCATACCGATTCGGCCAAACACGCGAGGTCAACGCCTACATCGTCCAAGCAAGCACCGAGGGCGCAATCGTCCGATCCATCAACCGCAAGATTGCTCAGCATAAAGAAATGCAGGAGCGCATGAAACTGGCAGCAGCCGCATTTGTCGAAAACGAAAAAAAACAACACCGCATGAAAACAGACATCAACACAGCCACCGGCGACGGATGGGAAATCCACCACGGCGATTGCGTCAGGGTCGCAAAACAGATCGAGGACGAGTCAATCGACTTCTCTATTTTCTCCCCGCCATTCGCCGATCTCTTCACCTACTCCGACGACCTCCAGGACATGGGCAACTGCTCGGACATGGAAGAGTTCAAGGCGCATTTTGAAATCCTCATCGAGGAAATGGCGCGGATCATGAAACCGGGGCGCGAGGTCGCCGTGCATTGCGTTGACCTGCTATCGACGAAGTGGAAGCACGGGAAAATCGAGTTCCAAGACTTCAGCGGTGAAATCATCCGCATGTTTTGGAAACACGGTTTCCTGTTCCATTCGCGGATTTGCATCTGGAAATCGCCCGTAACCGAGATGCAACGGACAAAGGCGCACGGCTTGCTATACAAAACGCTCAAGGCCGATTCATGCGACTCCCGCGTCGGTTGCGCGGACTACCTGATTGTTTTCCGCAAACCCGGCGAGAATCCAAACCCGGTCACGAAGGATCCAGACAAATATCCGGTGGACTGGTGGCAGGAAGTGGCATCGCCGGTATGGATGACGGTGGACCAGGGCAACGTCCTGAATAAAAATGGAGCGCGTGACCATGCCGACGAGCGCCATATTTGCCCTCTCCAGCTTGATGTGGTCGAGCGTGCCGTTGAGCTGTGGACCAATGAGGGTGATTTGGTTTACTCGCCGTTCATGGGCATCGGGAGCGAGGGCGTGAAGTCGCTGGAGCTGAACCGGAGATTCATCGGGAGCGAATTGAAAGACTCCTATTTCGGCCAGTCGATTCAAAACCTCAAAAACGCAAAAGCGCAACTCAGTCTGTTTTGATGCCATGGCCGACCGCCCCGGTTCACAGCCAACCTGATTTGATCTCATGACCACCCCCGAAGAACACGAAACCCAGATTGCCGCGTTGATGGCGATGAACCTGAAACTTCAGCTTGAGCTTACGAAGGCGCTTGAGGCGGTGGCGGAAGCTAGGAGGGAAAAGCTATGAGAATCCGCACCATCAAACCGGAGTTTTGGGAGCACCCCGTGATGGGCCGCAAATCCGACGCGACCAAGCTGCTTGCTATCGGGCTTTTGAACGTCGCGGATGACGAGGGCTATTTCTACGCCGACGCCAAACTGATCCGAAATGCCATCCGCCCGTTCGATGACGAATCCGGTATCACTACGGTATCAATACGGGAGCTGTCCGAAATAGGGTATATTTCGATTAGAAAACACCCCACCCATGGGGACATCGGGAAAGTGGTTTCCTTCTTGGAACATCAAGTGATCAACAAGCCTAAGCGCAGCAAACTTAAGGAGTTGCACGAATACGGTATTGATACGGTATTGATACCGGACGAGGAACGTCTGGAAAGGAAGGGAAAGGAGGGGAACAGGGAAGGGAAAGGAGCACCCCCCAACCCCCAAGGGGGATTTCCCTTCGTTCAAGAAATCCTCCCCCAAGGATGGAACCGACTCACCAAAACCGAACAAGGCCGCGTCAAGGTCACTCGCAACACTCCCGAGATGATCCGAATCGGCAAATGGTTCGGGCAGCGCGAAGCAACCCTCTGGACCGTCTCCGAATACATCGCGCTCACCCAGGTGGACCCATCCCCGGAGGACATGGACCTCATCGGCGAACACTACTCCTACGAAATCCCAGAGAACGGCTACCGCATGACGACGATTTCAACACTCCTCAACAACTGGAGCAAAGCCCGCGCAAAGGCCGTCCGCTATTTCGAGGAAAACCCTGAACTCCGCAGCGCATGAACGATTTCATCCACATCCCCGTTGAATACCCGATGCCGCACTCTCCGGCGCATGAGCGCGATGTCGTTTCGTGTTTCCTGAACAACCCGGAAACCTTCGATGATTTCCCGCATGTCACCGAGGAGCACTTCCACCTGCCAGACACCCGGACGGTTTTCAAGTTCGCGGCAGAGATGCGGGCCAAGACAAATTTCCAAATCACTGACTTCGTCACGCTGGTCGAGCAGATCAACAGCCGGGGACTGATGGACTCTATCGGCGGGTATTCGGGACTGGCTGGCATCATGGAAAGGGCATCGCTGCCGATGCATCTCCCGGCGCATGTGGAGAAGCTCAATCACTACCTCGCGAAGCGGCTCGCCATCCACGCCGGCAAGGAATTGGTGCGGTCGGCATTTGAGGATGAGATCGAGGAGATGATTGAAGCCGCCAGCGGGCCGATAACAGCCGTCCACGATGCCCTCACGGCCTCCAAGCCCCCGATTTCGACGCGGAGTATCATCGGCGAGTGTTTCGCGGCCTACAAGGCACGTCTGGACGGCAAACAAAGCCCGATGGGGATCCCGACGATTCCTGAGATTGACCAGTTTCTCCGGGGGCTACATCCGGGGCGGGTCATTATCATCGGCGCATACTCCGGCGGGGGTAAATCAGTTCTTGGTTCCCAGATCATTCTGGAATGCGCCCTCGCCGGTCATTCATGCCTCGAAATCAATTACGAGATGAAGGAGAAGGATTCGATGGACCGGAAACTCATCCAGGTTTCCCGAGTCCCATCCGGCGCTTTCATGGATCCGAAAACCTACGCCGAAGAAAACGACGTGCCGGAAACCAACACTGGGTTTCTCCAAAGCCTGAGCAAAGCCACGGAAAAGCTGATCGAAGCGCCCATCAAGCTCGTTCGCCCCGCTAACCGGCAACTGCGGACGCTACTGTCAGTGATCCGTAAGGGCGTGAGGGAAAACGGCGCGAAGGTCGTTTCCATCGACTACCTCCAACTCATCCGGTGCAAGGCTGTATCCAGCGAAGGCGAAATCTCCGAAATCTCACACAGCATCCAGGAAATCGCGCAGGAACTCAGTATTTCAATCCTGCTACTTTCCCAGATCAACGAGAACGGAGACACCAAGCACGGGATTGTGGCGGTCGAGGATTGCGATGCATATTTGATCATCCAGCAGGAGCGCGACAAGCAATCCGAGAGCTTCGGGCAGCATTACGACATCCTGCTCGCCAAGGACCGGCACAACGGCCACGGCGGGAAAACCATCAATCTCATTTTCGATTCTTCACTTGTGCGATTCAAGAATGGATTCGTGCAACGGAAGAAGAAATCGACAACACCGCAGAAGAAGAGCGGACACTAACCAAACAACAAAATGAACGAACTATCCAAAAAAACATCGATATCGAAACATTCCCGAATCGTCATGTCATCAAGCGTGGATATGACATGGGCAACACCGCGAGAGTGGTTTAGCTACCTCGACCTTGAATTCAAGTTTACCCTCGACCCGTGTTGCCATCATGAAACAGCCAAGTGCAAGAAGCACTACACACCTCAAGAAGACGGGCTGGCACAAAGCTGGCAAGATGAACGGGTCTTCATGAATCCACCCTATGGTCGGGAGCTTGGAACGTGGATGAAGAAAGCCTATGAGGAAGCCCGCGACAATGGCGCGCTTGTGGTGGCTTTCGTGCCTGCCCGCGTAGATACGGAATGGTGGCACCGCTACGCCGTGAAGGGGGAAGTCCGCTTCCCGAAAGGGCGAGCGAAGAACGCCAACGGGCAAGCGTGGCCATTCCCTTTAGCCGTGATCATCTTTCGTCCTCGCCTATAATTTTATCAACCAACCAAAATGAACGAATTGATCGAAAAAGTGAAAGAGTGGGGAATCGACCGCGGAATCACCGGGCCAAACGGTAAAGGCACGCTTCTGGCGCAACTGTCCAAAACCCAAGAAGAACTCACCGAGACGCGGGACGCTGCGGTATGGATCGACGCGGCAAGACGAATGACGGGTCAGGTGTCGATAGTCGAGATCAACGAACTCAAAGACGGCATCGGCGACACCGCCGTCACCCTCATCCTCGCCGCTGAAATGGCCGGCCTTGATTTTCAAGAATGCCTTGAAGCGGCCTACGATGAAATCGCCGGTCGGACCGGGAAAATGGTCGGCGGGCAATTTGTGAAGGACAAGCCATGACCCCTGACCGCATCAAAAAATCCGTTTGGATGAATTCACACCTCAGTATCGCGAGGGAATTTGGCGGATGCAAAATCAACGGTGACTTCTACGTCATCGACCCGGCAACGAAGGACCTTGTGAAACAGTTGCCAAAATCTCGGAAAAGGAATACCAACACAAAGCAAACACATAAACCAAATGCAACGACTCAAAATTGACGTAACCAAAATAAACAAAGACCTTCTCTTTATCGGAGCCAAGGGGAAATACATGGACCTCACGCTGATGGACAATCGGGATGGTGGGACCGACCAATACGGAAACGATGGCTTCATCGTCCAGGATGTTGGCAAGGAACGCCGTGAAGCAGGCGAGAAAGGACCGATCATCGGCAACTGGAAACACGTCGGGCAACCGCTCGGGATCCGCTCGCCGGAGTATGGCAAGCCTGAGGTGAAGGCGCAGGAGGATGAAGCCGATACGATTCCTTTTTGAGCTATGAACAACGAAAAACCCACCGCATGCGCTAATGCATCACGCAAGGCGGCGACTGATCGCTGGTGGAAGAAGCTCAGGAACGACCCTAAGCGATGGGCTGAACGGATGGAGACTCAGCGCAAACGCAGGGAGGAAAAAGAGATCCGTGACCGTGAGCGTCAGCAACAGCGAGAAGCATGGGCAAAGCTCCCAAAGGATCACCCGAGGAAAAAGCGAAAGCGCCAAGGAAAGCCCGAGACGGTGAAGTCATACCGAAAAGAATACACCGAACGACTTACAGATAGCGTCGTGTCTAACCGATACCTGCACATGCGCGTGGAGGACTGCCCGAAAGAGCTGATCGACTTCAAACGCGAACACATCCGACTGACCAGAAAACTAGGAACAAACATCAAATCAATATGAACTCAATCGAAAAACTAAGAGAGAAAATGGCAAGCACGGTCACCGCGCTTGAGAACAAGAGCATAAGCGCGGAGGAGGCGATGGCAATCTGTCGCGCTGGCGCGGTCGTCATCGGCTCGCTGCGGGTGGAATTGCAATACCGCCAATCCCGCGCCGAAAAACCCGAAATCGGATTCATGGAGAAAGTGAATCCGCACCGTGGAAGTGAGTTTTGCGGGTGCGTGACTAACAAAACGAAGCCATGAACCACGAAACGACAGACACGAGGCGCACCGATCAAGACATTTACGAGGATGTTATCAAAGCCAATCAAAACATGAACCACCAAACAAGCGACACGCCGGAGACTGATGGGAAGAAAAAGCGGATCTGCGGCAATTGGAATAACGCGGGCGACCGTGTGCAGGATTTCGTTCTCGCCGACTTCGCTCGCAAGCTGGAACGCGAGCGGGACGAGGCGCGGAAATGGAATTCGGAGGGAAAAATCAACGGCGCTCGGTGCGCGGAAGAGCGCGACCGACTACAGGACGCAATCCGCAACATGCGCGACGTTCAGGGTCGGCATCACGCCCAAATCGCGTGTGAACGTCTATTCGCCCTTCTTCCCGAGAACGCCCCGATCAGCGGCGGTATCCCGTCCGCTGCATCGCCCGTTCTAACCAATTAAACCCATGAACATCCAAATCAAATTCGACCCGCCAACCTACAACGGTTGGAAGCTGGCACACTACCCAAGCAATGACTCGCCATTCCGCGCCCAAAAAGGCCAGGATTTTGTGTCTGCGGAATCGCTACCAGAACTCTGTGATGCTATCCGCAAGGCAGAATCGGAGTTACTGCTGTTCGACACTCCGATCAAGGCCATGTGGAAATGCCATTCGCCCGTGTCATGGATCCCGGTTGAGTTCTACGCCATGCGCGAAGGGAAGGTGTTTTTCCGCGACGAACGCGGGGAGGCACATTCGGAGCATGTCCGCAATTTCGGGGAATCTCATACCCAGGACAAATTCCGACTGATAAACGATGAGTATCCCGCGCTGATCAAACAGGTGGATGCCGCCGTGAAAGCGAACCAGAAGGCCTATCAAAAAGCGGAAGCACTCAAACGCAAGTTCGCAAGGGTTACCGCGGATCTGTTTGAAAGCGTGAAGGTGAAGGCCGGAAAGGAGAGTGCATGAACACGCCGGAGACTGACCAGATGGTCGCTACCGATCTCCACCACCTAGAGGATGATGAAACCTGCCCCGCTTCCGTATACTGGCGGATTGTTGAACTGGCGCGGACGCTGGAACGCGAGCGCGACCGTATGCAGGCGCTGGCCGAAGCTAACGGAAAGCTCGCCCACTCCAGCGCCTGCGAAGCTATGGAATATCGACGCGAGCGTGACGAGGCGCGGGCATCACTAGCTGCTGCTGAAGCGTGGTCTGCAACGCTTGCGGATATCGGGGATGATTTCCGGGCGGCTAACGCGGAACTACGAGCAGCCATCCGCAACCTCCGCGACGTTCAAGGCCGACATCACACGCAAATTGCGACCGAGCGGCTGTTTGCGGTGCTGCCGGAAGCATCGTCACAACCCGAGCGGGGATAGACTCGCGGGCGCAAGTTGTCCAAGAGTTGGCTTGGCAGGGCTTGGATTTCCCGATAACCGTTGACGCATGGAGAAGCGAGGAAGCTACGCACGGCGAGGGCTAGAGACGCAGAAGAACGCAGAGCGCGACCGCACGGAGGATGCGGAAGCGCACGAACGATGGACAGCCCGCAAGGTGGCGAATGGGTGCGACGAGTTTTTCAAAAAACGCGAAATAAAACATGAAAACAACAGTTGGAACAATGAGCGCAGACCTGGACAAAAGCACGCGGCCAAATAAATGGATCAAGCGAGGTGTTCAGCCAGAGGTTGCGCCTAAGCCGCCGTCGCCAATGCAGGCGATCCGCTCGCTGATGGAGCAGATTCGGCTTGAGCAAGACCCGGCGGCAAAGGCGGTGCTGGAGAGGCAGTTTGAATCTCAGTGCAAAGCGCATGACATGGTCGATCCGAACGCGCTGCCGGTGGATATCCACGCGCTGTATGCGTCCATCAGGGGGACTCTATCGCACGGCGCAATCATCATTCCAGAGTCTGCGATTCCCGACAACATCGGCAAAGGGGAATGGCAGGCGATGCACAAGGCGATCATGGGCTGCCGCAACTCAGCCGCCCAATGGCTAGCCAAGTCTCGGAAGTTCGCCGCCGACAAGTGGGGTGTCGAATATCTGATGGAGTCGGAGAGCCAGCTTGAGCTTGCGCTAGGCATCGAGCACAAGCAGCGGCCAACACGCATCGAAGATGCGGGCGCGGGGCTGCGGAAGATCGAGGGGATGGTGCGGGCATTCGGGACCATCGCGGTTGACGCATTGAGTGACGAGCAGGTGGCTAGGGTGATCGAGTTGTTGGAGCCTGTGGCGACTCAGCTGGAGGTGTTGAGGGGGCGGCTGGGTGGCCTGCCCACTACTGTGCAATAAGCCGAAATGATGCGAAAAATACCCCCGCTAAGGAATCTCTTACCCACCCCTGAAACTTGATCGGGGTGCGTCGCTCGGGATGTCCGTATGCAAAGCCTTGACGCTTAGGAACCAAGCCAGCCATGCCACGAACCACCATCGCAGAAGCCTGCCGGAAGCGCGGAATCGACCGGAAAGATTGGGACGAAGCCAAGCGTCAGGGAGTCGATCCGTGGGACCAGAAAGCCATGATCGACTGGCAATCTGGCCGCCGCCACCGCCTAAAACCTGGTGCAACCCTCCCGCCGGAATCCCCCGAGGCCAAGGCGCAATCACTGGAGGAGATCGAAGACGCGATCAAACGGGCGGTCGATATCGATGCGGTCAAGATCCTCAAAGAGAAACTGGCCGGCATTAAAATCGCCGTCCAGGTTCGCGCAGAAACCCGCGAGCTAGTCCCAGTCGGCGAGGTCCGCCAGTCCATCACCCGCGTCGTCTCAGCAGCCCGCTCGCAACTCCTCAAGCTCTCCTCGGATGTTCCGCCGAAACTCGCAGGGCTGTCCGAGGCAGAAATGCAGAACATAATCCGCGAGGAGATCACTGAAATCCTGACCCGGCTATCCGACGAAACCTCATCCCTCTATGCTGAAAGTTGACCCCGTCATCAAAGGCGCCTGCATGGGATGGCGACCACCGACCCGGCTGACCCCGTGGGAATGGGCGGAACATTTCGTGAAAATCGCCAACTCAGAGCGATCCACCCGCTACGATGCTAGACAGCTTCCATGGGTTAAGGCCCCGATGGAATGTTGGGGCGACTCGACAACCCGGCAAATCGTCTGCCCATGGCCAACCGGCGCGGGCAAGTCCACCATGGCGGAAGGCTGCATACCCTACAGCGTCTCCGAAGACCCCGGCCCGCTTATGTATCTCAGCCAGACCGACGAGGACGCTAAATTTTGGGTAGAAACCCGGCTCAAGCCTGCCCTGAAATCCGTCCCTAGCGTGGCTGACCTATGGCCGGAAGATCGTCACTCAAGCCGCAAGCTCGAAATTATCTTCCCTCACATGCCATTCGTGAGCGGCGGGGCGAACCAATCCAACACCCAGGAAAAATCCATGCGCGGACTGTGGGGAGATGAGTGCATTTTCTGGAAACCCGGCGTGATGCGTGACTTCCTCGCCCGCCATCATAACCGATGGAACCGAAAGGTCATGCTCGTTAGCCAAGGCGGCGCGGCGGGGACAGAGGACGAAGACGGGCAAGTCTCCGGCGGCGACGAGTTCTGGCTGGAATGGAAGAAATCCGACATGGGAGAATTCTCGTGGAAATGCCAGTGCGGCGAGGCGCAACCATTCATTTTTGAGGCGATCAAATACGACATCATCACGCGAGGATCCAAGGGCGTGGATGAACAGGCCACCTCAGAAACCGCCCGGTTAGTCTGCCGATCCTGCGCCAAGGAGCACCCCGACGAAGTGCAAACACGCCGGCGCTTGTCGTCATCCAACATGGAAAACGGGACACTCGGCTACATCCCGACCAATCCGCAGGGCTTGAAAAACATCCGGGGATTCCACGTCGATTCACTGGCGATCTGGTGGATCCCATGGGCGCAGGAGGTGATTGAATTCCTAGAAGCGAAACGGTTAGCCAAGGCAGGCGTCACCGAAAAGCTGCGCCAATGGCACCAAAAACGCCGCGCCCGGTTCTGGAGCGATGACATGTCGGACTCACAGGTCGCCGTTACCCGTGGCGATTTCACGAAGCTGGACCACGAAGATGGGCTACTGATAGACGGTGAGGTCCGCAGGTTCGCAACCGCAGACGCCGGGGGGGATCATTACTGGCTGGCGATTACCGCTTGGCGTCAGGGCGGCACGATGCGCGTGCTTTACGAGGGCTACGTCCCATCTGATGGCGACGAGGAACTGCCGTTGAAAGCCGTATGCGACAGCTACAATGTCCCGGCTCCGCAGACATTCATTGATATCGGTTATGAGCAAGACCGCATCCTTGATATTTGCGTAAAGCACGGCTGGACAGGTATCAAAGGCGAGGGCAACAAGCGGTATTTCCTCCACAAAGGCGCGAACGGCAAGATGTTGGAAAAGCTGTATTCGCCGATTAAACGGGCAAGAGCGAAATCCGGCGGCATCGCCCGGTTCATCTTTATTGCCTCAAACGAAATCAAAGACATCCTCGCCCGCATGCTCGCCGCAGGTGATCAGGTCGAGATTCCCGCCGACGTTTCAAAACCGTTTGAAAATCACATGAAGTGCGAGCGCAGGACCGTCGAGAAGAACTCAAAAACCGGAGAAGAAAAGAGCGTCTGGATCCGACCCGGCAGCAAGGCGAACCATTTGTTCGACGCTCTTTGCTACTCGGTCGGGGCGGCGCTGGCTTTCCGGGTGTTCGACGATGTTGATTGACCCGTTTTGACATTCGCTCCGCGTTACGGATTCCAAGGGCGTGAACGTCGCTGCCCTCGGGAATACCATCTACCGCGCCATTTCGTGCGATGCAGCCGCGTGTGCCAGCATCCGGCGTGAGTTCAGTTCTCTGGCTGTCCTGATCGCCACCGATGCCAACGCATCCGCCCGCATTACAAGCGCCACCGTCAACGGCCAGACGTTCTCCGCGCAGGCGTCGATGACCAACGCTCAACGCCTGCAACTCCTGCGCTGGGTTGTCGCGTGCCTCGACCACGGCGGGCCAATCAGCACCACCCAGATTTCCACGTTCTAACCATGGCAATCCTCAACGAATTCGGGCAACCCTTCACCTTCGCCCATGCGGCGGATCGTTCCAACCGGCGCGGCCCGCAATATACCGTGCGGAATGACGATATCGACAAGCTGATTCCGTCGCATGACCGCAGGACGCTTTGCAGCCTATCAAATCGGCTGTTCATGAATATGGGCGTGCCTCGCGCCTGCATCCTCCAAAAGGCTGATTTTGCCACCGGGGAAGCCTGGTTGCCGTCCTATATCGGCCCCGAATCTGACAAGGGTCGAGCTATCTCGAAATTCATGCACGATGTCTGGTATCCTCAATGTGATACCCGCGGCGGAATCTTCGATTGGTGGAAAATACTAGAGCTTTCGAGCGTGGCAATCGACCGGGACGGGGAGATTTTCTGGTTGCTCGTCAAAGGTGAGGACGGTTTCCCGCGAATCCAACTCATCCCGTCGCACCGCTGCCATTCCAGCTATGTCGGGACCGCACAGGTGGGCGATGGACCCTTCAAGGGCTACCGGATGAATGATGGCGTGATCTACTACCGCAGCGGACGACCCGCCGCCTATCGGTTTAACCTCGGCAACAATGGCCAAGATGATTTCCGCGATGTCCCCGCCGCCGATGTAATCCACCTGTTCGACCCGTCTCATTCCGAACAAGGGCGAGGATTGCCGGCCTTCACTCATGCGCTTGAGTCGCTGAAAATGTCGCTGTTCTCGACCGAAGACGAACGTATCCGCCAACAAATCATTTCCCGGCTGCACCTAACCGTATTCAACGACACCGGAGCGCCTGACCTGGATGACCCGATGACCACGCTTGACCGGACAACTACGGACGGCGCAGCAGGATTCTCGTCCAAGGCATTCCCCGGCGGCGTTATGTATCTCCCAAGCGATGGCAACCAGCGGATTGAGCAAATCAAGCACGACAACCCCGGCCCGATCTGGGACGCATTTCAAGATCGCATCGTCCGCGATGCTGTCATTTCCGTATGGTCCTACTCCGTTTGGAAAGGTTCCGGCCAAGGCACCGCAGAGCGTGGCGAAATCCTCAAGTGCCGCCGCTTCATCACCAAGCGCCAAGGTCAACTTTGGTATGCCGCCAAGCGTGCGTTTACTTGGGCTTACTCAATCTTCGCTGTATCTGGACGCTTCGCACCACTCAGCAATCCGACCGCTTGGACATTCTCCTACCCTCCACGCCTAACGGTTGACGATGGCAGGGAGTCCAAAATGGAACTCGACGAACTCCGCACCGGCGCACGCAATATCAGCGAGGTGCTCGGGGCGCGTGGCCTAACCAAAGACGAATTTTTCAAGGAACGCGCAATCTCGGTATGGGAGCGCAAATACATCGCGCAAACCGTCGCTGAGGAAATGAACGCCAAGCACGGCGTCGAAATCACCATCGAGGACCGCGAAATGTTCATGCAGACCGCCAACGAAATGGGCGAAGTTGATTCCGATTCGTCTATCTCCACCGATGAAGATGGCAACCCACTGCCACAAGAAGATGACGAACGTATGAAGTTCGACAACCTCAAGGCCAAGTTTGATGCCTACGGCGTCGCCGTTCGCGCAGGTGCCATCACTCCATCAGACAGCGATGAAGAAACCTTCCGCGCCGAAGCGGGACTTCCACCGATGACTCCTGCCGTTCGCGGCGCATGGAAGGAAGACAAGGGCTATCGCCGACCCATCACCCTTCTCCAAAAAATGGCACAAACTGCCGGTTTCGGACCACCTAAAACGGAAGACCCCATTGAAGAATAATCACTTAAAGCCATGAAGATCATCCAGATTGAAAACAAATCCGGCAAGGTCAAGCTGACCGACGCAATCATGCCATGGAGTGTCGAGAAACTCACCGAGGATATTGGCAAGCTCTTCGGCGCCAAAGCATCGGCGGAAGGCGCGGACTTCGGGGTGATCACGAATTTCGCCGAGAACGCGGTGGACACGCTGGAGATTGAAATCAATTCCCCCGGTGGAAGCATTTTCGACGGTTACAACATTTACAACGAGATCATGTCTCTGCGTGAGCGTGGCGTTGTCGTGACCGCAACCGTGACCGGAATGGCAGCATCCATGGCGAGCGTGATCTGCATGGCCTGCAATGTCATCCGCATGGTGCCGCATGGGAAAATGATGATCCATGAGGCATCGCAAGGCGTCCGGGGTAATGCCGATGAACTCCGCAAAGCTGCCGACCTGCTCGACGGGCTATCAAGCGACATCGCGCAAATCTACGCGAACCGCACCGGCAAACCGCTGGAAGAAATGCGCGAGCTTATGAAGAGGGAAACCTGGATGAGCGCCAAGGAAGCAGTCACCGCCGGATTCGCAAATGAGGTGTTTGACATTCGCGCCGAAGCCCCGAAATCAGTGGGCATGAATCTATTAAAGATGATTTTCCCCGGCAACGAAGCTGAGATTTCCAAAATCGAAGCCGCACTTGTCGAAGCTGACTCCCTCCGCGAAGACCTGATCAAAGCCGAATCTCGCATCACCGAGCTTTCTGGACTGGCAGAAGCTAACGCATCGCTGCAAGGCGAGGTTGCATCACTCACCACCGCTAAGGCCGATCTGGACGCCGCACTTGTGACCGCTTCCGCTGAACTCGCCGCGAAGGATGCCGAAATTGAATCCGTCACCGCATCGATTCCGCTCAAGATCACCGAAGCTCTCGCTGCGATTGGCCAGCCTGAGCCGCTGGCGATTGAATCTAAGCCAACCGAGGAAATCAAAAGCCTCACCGGCTTCTCCAAAGTCTCCGCATTTTTCGCCAAGACCAAATAATCACCAAACCACTCTAACTAACCGATCCCATGCCTAATATCACACTACTCGACGTTGCAAAACTCAATGGCAACGATGCCCTCGTTGGACTCGTCGAAGAGTCCATTTCCGCCGCGCCGGAGGTGAATCTGTTTCCCGTCCGCACTGTTAGCGGCACCGGATTCAAGACCCTGGTCCGCACCGGCCTCCCAACGGTTGACTTCATCGCCGCCTCCCAAGGTATCCCCGGCAGCAAGTCCACCTTTGACAACAAGCACTTTGATTGCTCGGTTCTAGGTGGCCGGATTGAAGTCTGGAAAACCGTTCTGGACGCTCCCGAAAACGGCAACCCCGCCGACATCAAAACCATCGAAGCAATGGGAGTCATGGAAGCCGCCATCCGCAAAATCGGAAAGCAGATCTTCTACGGTAAGACCGCCCTCGGTTCCGCTAACGGCTTCCCTGGCCTTGTTTCCTTCGTAGATTCCGGCATGATTTCCGACGCCACGGGCAGCACCGCCGATACTGGTTCCTCGGTTTACTTCGTGAAGTTCGGACCCAAGGATGTTTCTCTCGTCATGGGCAAAGATGCCACAATGGAGCTTTCCGAATTCCGTGTGGAATCCCTCGCTGACGCCGACGGTAACAAAGGCCCTGGCGAAGTTGCGGACCTCGCCTCGTGGATCGGTTTGCAGCAAGCATCCAAGCACTCGGTTGTGCGGATCAAAAACCTAACTGCCCAAGCGGGCAAAGGCTTGACCGACGTTCTGATTGCAAACGCTCTTGAACTATTCCCCGCCGGATTCACTCCTGACGCAATCTTCATGAGCCGCCGCAGCCGCCAACAACTCCGTGCTGACCGTTCCAGCCGCCAAACTAACAGCACTGGCAAGGGCGACGGTGGATCCACTTACACCCCGACGCCAACGGATTTCGAGGGTATCCCGATCATCGCCACCGACAGCATTCTTAACACCGAGCCAATCGCTTAACCTACCACGACCATGTCTAACAAATTCTCACCGAACGTTACCGATAAGGCTGTCAATCCCGTCCCATTCGCAATGGGCGCGGCTTCGGCAAGCACCACAAGCACCGCGATCGACCTTGAAACAGTCGGGACCGGAAGCTTCCGCGATGGCAACATCGAGTTTGAGCTTTCTATTCCTGCTCTTGCAACCGGCGTCATCCCTGATGCTTCCGTTGTAAGCTTGATTCTGGAAACCTCCACCGCGTCGAACTTCGCCACAATCACCGGCACCTATACCGAAACCGTCACTGGCGCTGGTGGTGTTGGAATTGCAGCGACTGCCGCCCGGTTCCGTATTCCTAGCGACTGTCCGCGTTACGTCCGCTTTAAGACGACTCGTGGCGCAGGCGGAACCACTGCCGCCGCTGTCAACGCGACCGGCAACGTCCGCTTCTAAATCTCTGTTGGATGTGTTCATGCAGCCGCCGTCCTGAGTAATCGGGGCGGCGGTTTTGACTTTCGCGGGGTGGGCGTGACCACCGGGCATGTCGATTGTCTCCGATTTCGTCCGCAGCATGGCCGAGCAAGCCTTCCCGATGTTAGGCGAGGAAACCGTGACCATCGGCGCAGTCTCGCTCGCTTGCGTTCTGTCCGAAGTTGAACACGGCAAAGACTTCTCAAGCGGCGGATTTGAGAACATCCAGCGGCTCCAGGCTGTCTGCCGCACCGCATCGATGCCGGCCACTTCAATCATCAAGAAATCCGCCACAGCGCGGGGTCTATCGTTCCGAGTGGAAAGTATCCGCAAGGGCGGCGATTTCACCACCATCACGCTGGAACAAATCGAAAAAGCATGACGCTTTTTCCTTTTATGCGGCACGGATCGGGGGTAGGTTTCCCGCATGTCCGCCGCCGCGCTCCTCACCTCTGAAATCCCCGCCGACGTTTCCGGCTGGTGGGTATCGGAGAAATATGACGGCGTGCGTGCAATATGGAACGGTCGCAAGCTGCTTTCCCGCAACGGGAAAGATCTGAAAGCGCCGAAATGGTTCACCGATAACCTTCCGAAAAACCTCCGTTTGGATGGCGAACTTTGGATGGGACGCGGAACCTTTGATACGCTGGTTTCCGTTATCCAGCGGAAAGACGCCAACTGGCAGGGAGTCAAATTCATGGTCTTCGATCTGGCCGACGTTGGCGAGTTTGAGTCACGCAACCGCATCTTGCAGAGCGCAAGCCTCCCCTTCCACGTTGTCGCGGTGCCGCACCTGCCGCTCGCTAGCCACGCTGAGCTTGATGCCTTGGAGCGCGATATCGTCAACGCTAGCGGCGAAGGATGTGTGATCCGCCGCCCCGGCTCCAAGTATCGCCCCGGTCGCATGGGCGACACCATCAAGGTGAAACGGTTAGTTGAGGATTGCGACCGCTGGCAGGGCTGATTTTTGACTTTCGCGCCGGGCGTCTGATGACGGGGCGTGATCAAGGGCGAGATTGACCGGCCAAAACTAGAGCGTTCGCTGAAACGCTTTGCGAAGGAATTTGGCGACACCAGCGCGCAAGCCGTTGTTAGGTGGTCGATTCAAACATGCCGTGACCTAGCGATTGAAACGCAGGCGTGGGGCAAGACTGGCACCAAGAAGAAGCAGGAAGCCGCGATCATCGCCGACGCCTACAATGTGGTTGAGGTGATTGACCGGGAGCCTCGCGGGGTAAAGGCACTCAAGACACCCGGCGAGGTCAATGACTGGATCGAACTCAACCGCACGCGCCGCCGTGGCCGCACCGCGCATCTATCTTGGGAGGATAAGAAGCGATGTTCCCGCCAAACTTTCAACGCCGCGATGAAGATCCGCCACGCCCGCGCAGGTATGGCAAAGGGAGGGTGGTTAGGCGCAGGCCAAGCCATCGCGTCGGCGCAGACCGGGCAAGACCGGATCAACATCGGCAAGAACTTTCTCGGCTACGCGCAGAAACACTCCCGGTTCGGAAGCGCCAAGAAGCCCGCCAGTGGATGGAAACCAGCCGCGTCCATCACTAACTCCGCATCCCACTCCGCTAGCAGCCATGTCGTTAGGCCCGCAGCGATTGATAAAGCCATCAACTGGGGACTCAAGAAAACCATCACTTGGTATCGCTCCGCAATTCGCCGCCAAGACCAAAAGCAAAGACCATGACCATCCTCCACTCCCTATCCGACTGGCTCGCATTCAAGCAAGCGACCACCCCATCAATCGCCACTCTGCCAGTCGTCAAAATGGGTGACGATGGCGACCTTTCCCCGCCGTTTCTTGGGTTGATGGAGAGTGGGTCGAGCACGCACGAAACCGCCGGGGTCAACATGCGCGGGGTGACTGACTACGAGGTAACCGTCGAACTCCACACCATACCGACTGACGAGGAAGAGGAAGGAACCGAACCGGAAACCGAACGCACAATTCGCAATGCGATCTATGGTGTTTTGGGGGACCAAGCATCAATCGCATGGATGGAGGACCGCAACGGCTGGCGGGTGTTTGACATTCGCATTGCTGCCCCGACGACAGAAGCAGGTGACGGACGCAGGATTTCCCGATGGAACCTCACAATCGTCGCTTGTCCTATCTAACTTCCCAAACACTATGGCTGCAACTGTCCACGGAGCTTCTCGTTTCGGCATCACCAACGACTCAACCGCCACCGGGCTTCTGCTTGGTGATCTGTCCTACGATTACAGCGTCGAAATCACCTATGCCATGAATCACGTTGGCGACAAGGTTTCAATGGCGTTGCTCAACGACATGACAGAGGTCACCGCTTCCGGTGTCGTCGCTGTCAAAGGATCGGGATTCACGCTTAATCTGGGTGATGCTCTCACACTCGCCAATGCGACCGCGGATTCGCTCAACCTAAACTCTCAGAATCTCTTTTCGACTCCGGTGGCGAATGCTGGAACCGTGATTTCCGGCGCGAGCCTAAAGCGCATGAACGCCGATTTCGAGACGGGTGAACTGAAGGCGATCTTCAATCCACTCATTGCAACAAGCTCTCCTAGCATCGTGAGCTAACGGACCCCCAACCATGACAGGCCAAAAGAAAACATTCGGCAGCGGGGACATCAACCTCTCTGCCGCCATGCTGACGATGGGAGTCCCCCCCGACGCCCGCAATCCCATCGAACTGATAGCCCGCGACAACGGCAAGGACTACGTTCGTTTCCATTTCGATGAGGTGTCATTCTGCGGAGACTACACGCCCGACGCACTTTCCTACGCGTGGAGTAATCCGCGCCAATTCAAAGCTGAAAATCCGGCGCATCCTTTCGCGCTGCTGATGGATTTCATCGCCGCCCGCCCGAATGGCTGCGGCAATGCTGACGAATGGCAAGACCACGCCGCTGGATTCCTGGCACTGCCGATTGACGAGATCCGCAAGACCTACCGATCTATCGCTAGGACGTGCCTAGCGGCTCCCGAATCGCCGTTGGCTTATGTCTGCGCATTTATCCGCAACCGTGCCGACCTAGTGGCAGCAGCGAAGCAGCGCGAGGCAAATGGAGTGTTCACCAACATGCAGGATCGAAGCAAATCGGTTTCGATGATCAACGCGAAAGCGCCACGGCGGATTCGTGATTTCCTGCTTTCACACGTTAGATAAAAAGACAATGACCCACGAAAAAGCAAAGCATCAATCCGTCATCGATGGCCCGAAAGAATCCGGCAAGTTCACGCTCTATCCGGTCACGTTCGGCCTGCTGGAGTGGCTGCAATCCACCCGCAAAAATCCGCTGATCGTCGGTGGCGATGCTGAAGTGAAGCACGCCGTCGAACTATGCTACGCATTCACTCGCCCCGCCGCTGAAATCTGCCGAATCCAAAACGCCAAGGTCGCCAAGCTGGTTTCTGACTTCTCTAACGAACTCACGCCATCCGAATTCCACCGCATCCAAAAGCACGCACAGGATGAGCTGATGAAATTCGGGCAAACCTCCGCCGTGCCAAAAAAAAAGCCGACGCCACCCCGTCAGAAGGTCAAGCGATAGACCCATGCTCAACCGCGTCCATCGTTTTTATTCTCGGGCAATGCGGCATCCCATGGCGGGAGGCACTCTACGAAATCCCTTGCGGGTTAGCCCATCAACTCATGGCCTGCCACTGGCTTTCCCTCGGGCTGGAAATTGAATCTCCGTCAACGCCTGACACATCAACCCGCCTCGAAACCTTCCACGAACTTTCTAACCGCGAACACTCATGGCAATTGGAACAACTCTAAAAATCAGCTTTGACGCCAAAAGTGTTCAACGTGGACTAGCAGGCCTAAAAAGCGGATTATCTAGCATCGCCGGAATCGGTTTGTCTGCATTCAAGGGAATTGCAGTCGGAGCAACCGCCGCCGCCGTCGGAATCACTGCCCTTGCTGTCAAGCTCAATGGAATTGGGGAGTCGGCAATCTCTTCCGAAAACCGGGTTAAGAACATCGTAAAGCAGATGGGGCTTTTCGGCACCGAGGCCGACAATGTTTCTAAGCGATTACTGGACTTCGCAGACGTGAGCGCAAGGCAGCTCGGTATTGATGATGGCATCATTGCCATGACCCAAGCGAAGCTCTCGACGTTCAAGGATCTTGCTGCTTCCGCTGATGTGGCTGGTGGGGCGTTCGACCGTGCCACCATGGCGGCAATCGACATGGCGGCGGCTGGATTCGGCACGGCTGAGACTAATGCCGTCCAACTGGGCAAGGCGCTCAACGATCCAATCAAAGGCATTAACTCACTCACCCGGTCAGGCATTACTTTTACCACTGAAGAGAAAAAGATGATCGCTGGAATGGTGGAAATGGGCAAGGCGGCACAAGCTCAAAACATCATCCTCAAAGCCGTCGAAACTCAGATCGGGGGGACCGCTGCCGCAACAGCAACAGCAAGCCAAAAAATCAACGTGTCTCTTGGCCAGCTTGTTGAAGCATTCGCGAAACCATTCAGTCAAGGATTCTCCACTTTACCCGGCCAAGTTGAGGGGGTGTTTTCCGGCCTTGTCGCCATGGCTGAAAAGTTCGGGGGTATGTTCGGCAACGCCATAGCGGACTCCATCAGCGGGAATTATGACAAGTTCATTACCGCCGGAAAACTCATCGGGGACATATTGTCAGCAGCCACAGAGGCGTCTTATCAAGCAGGGATTATGAATCTCCACAAAGGGATAATGAAAACGCTAGAAGATATTAATCCTATTCGGCGCATGTCAGAAGCTGTGGGTTATGAAGGGGCTAGGGGTAGTCAGTGGGAAACTCCAAGTTTTGGAGAGCTTTTAGAGGCTCATATGATCAACCGAGGGATCAAGCAACAAGCGCAGAATGTGTCGCAAGGAACCCAGGGCTTCGTCCCCGGCACCAACAACCGATTCCAATTCGCGCCCCCCGGAAGCGATTCGCCCTTAACCGATGGCAACGGAAACCGAGTCATTGAGGTTCTCAGCAACATCGAAAAAAACACCGCGTCAGGCGCAAAAATGTGATGGCAAAACTCTACGGACACGCACCAAACAAACTCGTCCCGCAAGACGATTTTCACGCCTATCAAAACGAAAACGGCGGATGGGAATGCACGCAGTCGTTCAACATTCGGAAAGGGGACATCAGCAACCAGAGCGTTTACTCAATTTTTGTCGTAGGAACGAGGCTGAGTGAATACGACCCGAATTGTGATGAGATATTCACAGGAATGCGCCTGTCGAAAATGACGGGAATCCACAACGTCCCCGGAGGCTGGCAGAAAATCACGCTCAAGTTCGTCGGTTTCACGACCACCGGAGGCGGTGATTTCGACTCGGAACCAACAACCGTAGCACAAGCCACATTCTCAAAACGAGGGACGCTAGTTGATGCTCCGCTAGATGAGCATCCAAAATGGAAGACGCTTGAGGATAGCGAAAAGTGGGCGCTTGGTCTTTTTATGAAGGGCGACATGGCGGCGAACAGCGCAATGACAGCGGTCGGGACGTATGAAGAATACGACTATCGCCGCACCTTCGCCACCGCCATTGATAACGACAGTTCGCCCATCACGTTTTCTGTGGCAGCCCAAGAGTTCATCAAGCGAATCGCGCAAGGAAAGATGACATATAAGATGGCGACCTACGAGTATCACCACCGCTGGCAGAGTAACAAGGGCGTGACCGCCGCGCAAATGAACAAGCTCGGCAAGATCGCCACCCCTACCGGAAGCCCTCCAACACCCGGCGCCGGGCGCGACTGGCTGCTTGTCGGTGTGGACGAAGAGCAGAACGGAAGCGGTGATTTTCTCTATGATAACGTGCTTTCCTATCTACTCTCCGACGAGGGTGGACACGATGAATTCCTGCAATCCTGACCGATGATTATCAAGCCACGCGGAACCGTAGTATTGCCACGCCGTTCAAGACCGGGCCTGGACCTTTTGCCATGGTGCCGGGAGGTGGACGCCGCATTGCAACAACTCCGCGACCGAGGAATAAATATCGACCCCCGGCGCGGTGGACGCGGTGGCGCGGTTGATTCCACCTGCTACTTCGGCGAGGTAATCACCTACCTGGTCGGCGAAACCACAAAGACCGGAATCCGTGGCGGCACCATCGCCTGCGGCAACAAGAATTTCAACGTCCCCAACAAGGAACTCAACCTTGCATCCACTGGCGTGACCCTGATCTATCTGGAAATTTCCGTCACCGCGAACAACGACGACGACGGTGAAATCCTGCTGCCCGGCATCGAGACCAGCACCGAAACCACACCCTCGGGATTCTGGAAATCTGACCCATGGACGGCGGAACCTGTGACCCAATACCCCAACAACAACCGCCCCCTGGTCACAACCGGCGTCGGCAAAATCATCGTGCCAATCGGCAAGTTGACCATCGCGGACGGCGCGGCCACGCTTGAAGCGGTCGGCTGTGGCAACATCACCATCAACCACTGCGGTGGAACCCTAACGGCAGCGCGAGGATGAACGTAATCACCTCGCAAGACGTGGCCTTGATTGGCTGCTGCCCGTGCCAACCGGATGAGTGCGAGGCCCCGAGGAAGGAGTGTCAGTCTATCAGTGTTTCGGCGTCCAGCGCGGATGACGATTATATCGATGCGCTCGCGGAATGGGAGGCTGGCGGCGAGGTTGGCGATCCTCCACCGGAGCCGGAAGGATACAGCGATGTGACCCATGGCAGTTGGGCATCATTCACGCAGCCGATGGGCGAGCTAACCGATGATGTCCCCACGCTTTACCGTGAGCTTGCCAGCGTGACCGGAGAGGTGGTCTACACGGGTGACATCAAGTTTTATTATGCCGTCCCCGGCACATCTTACGGGTCTTTTTACATCCCATCTTCAAACCAGTTTGTAGAGTGGACGGCAAATGGAACGAGCTTCGACTACACGGCGATTTCACGGCAATACGATTACGGGGTCGATATTGGAGCAGATGGCGGATGGGCGGTTAGAATTATAGCCGAAGATGAGGGAACCGAGGGATTCCCCTCAATCCCCGCGCCATTCGCGTGGGTTGAAACCGACCCACCGGAATCCCCGCCATGCACGGCAACGCTCAAGATCGTTGTCACGCTGGACCGCTCCGCAGAGGACGCAGGAAGCGCGGTGGATGTGCCAACACTGGCGATCACCGAAGACCCAGAGGCAGACGATACCCCTGCCGGATGGGATGCAGCGGACGACTGGCAGTGGTCAAACCTAACCGAGAAAACGCAGGACTCGGCAGAGCTAGGTGAGGGCGTGGACAAAGACGCTGTTATCGCCAGGGCGACCGCGAAAATGCCAGCCGGGTGGGACGATCCTGATGGCGATGCTTGCACAGCTTCCATCGTCACGGTGTGGCCAAAGATCGGGGATTTACTATCAGGCGCAGACCCCGAAGCTGAACCACCAGTTGCGGCAAGCTGGCCACCGTGCAGTTCCGAGGAATTGCCAATCTCGGCGACTGGATCCGCGACCGTCACCAAAGCCCGTTACCGCATGGGCATCCCCGCCGGCGCACGATGGGAAGCGACGACCGCCGAATGGTTGGCATGGGACGCGGCAGACATCGAAACCAGAGGCGACGAGCCACCGCAAACCACCTTCGACGCCGCGCATGCCGCCTGGGTGATTGCCCACGCCGCATGGACCGCCGCCGATCCCGACGAACGCGGAGAGGAGCCGCTGGAGCCGACCCCGCGCAGCACTTACGAACTCCAGTGGGATGAGGTGTTTTTCCCGGAGGAGTGGGAAGCATGGAAAGCACTCAAGGACGCCTTCGACGCCGCCACCGCCGCGCATGAAATCTGGACCGAATGCGAGGAAGACTGCGGTGACGAACCTGTCATTCCCGAGGATCCCGGCGCGGAACCGACGGCGCCTTCGCTGGTCGCATCCCGCTCATGGGTCTATGCCGCCGATGAATGGTCTGGCTGGTTTGAAATCGCGGTGCCAACTGAGCCAGGCGAAACCCGGGTGGTAAACATGCTCGTCATCTGCTATCGCTCGGCAGCGTTAGGCCAGAAACCCACCGCCCACGGGGAGGTGTATGAACTCTGAACCCAATCCATGGCCACGCCCGCGCAAACGGTCTGGCTACGCGCTAGGCACGCCTGAGAAGCCCGTTGGCGTGATGGTCGCCAAACCTGCCGCCGGAGCCGCCACGGTGGCGCGGTGCAAGACCTGCGGGCCGCCTAAGCCTAAGCCGCTTTGACATTCGCGGGAGGGTTGCGACACACTGCGCATGGCTACGATTTCAGACGCCCGCGCTATCTATGGGCTACAAGCTACCGGGGCGCATACCTCCACCAACGTCTCCGGCTCCGTCCAAATCGGCACCGCGCAAACCCAAGTTAGATTTCCGACCGCCGACGTTGCCTATTCCCTCCGCGCAATCTTCGCGGGCAATGGCGACGTTCTGGCCATCAACCTCACAAATTGCAATACCACCGGAAGCACGGCGTTCGTGGCCGGCAACGCGCAGATTGAAACCGCAACGATCACCGCAGCATCCGGCGCGACATCAAGCGGGACCATGACCATGGTTTTGACCGCAGCAGGACTGACCGGAAGCCCGCTGAATATCGCCGTCCCGCTGGTCACCGGAACGCATACCACCGCCGCTTTCATCGCGACCGCAGCACGCAACGCCCTACTTGCAAACGCCGCTGTCATCGCCCGCTTTTCCATCGGCGGAACCGGGGCGGATATCGTTCTAACTCGCCTGCCAACTTCGACCCACACGGTCCCGACCGGAACCCTCAACCTCTACGCTGCAAACGATCCCACGCTTAATCTTGCGATTCCTGCGGGACTCGGAGTTACACTCGCCGTAGCATCCGCAAACACTACGCTGGGAGTAATCAGCGACGGCGTCAAAATCTACGACGGTGACGGGAAGGATTTCGAGGGGGAGACGCTCGCGTCGATTGATACGATCAACGGGATTCTCGTGTCTAGCACTAATACAAGCGGTGGGGTTGTGATGGCGGGAACATCAACAGATTTACAACTCGCCGGCGGCGGGTTTGCACTAATTGCGAACAACAATACGGAGGTCGGCGTTGATCAAACTCTCACGTTTACAAACGGGGTCATGCCATGCGACCTAACCATCACAGTCATCGGAACATACGCATAATGTCCTGCCCCGATCAAATCATTTACCACCTGGAGGATACGTTCGAAGGATGCACGTTTTCCGGGTTTACCGTTTCGCTCACCTCCGATGCTGAAGACACGGAGTTTGCGGATGAGCTATCATTGGCCGTTTTCCGACTCAAGGACTCAGTGAGCGGCGACGAGTTGACACTTAGCAGCGCAAACGCGGGAGAGATTACTCTGGAATCCACAGCGTCAAACGCATGGAGCATAACCGTAGAGCCAAGAATCGTTAATCTCACAGCCGGAACCTATTCCTTCGCGATCATCACCACTGACGCGGGCGGCTTCAAACTCCCACTGATGCAAGGCACGCTCCGTATTCACCCTTCCCCTCTCTCCTAACATGGCAACGCAAGTCTCAGTTATCACACGCAACGGCACGACCGCTTACACTCTCACCACTGGCGGGAGGGGACCGAAGGGGGATGTGGGCGCATCTCTGGAGCTAACCTCCGGCCCAGTCCGCAGCGCCGCCGGAACATCCAGCATTGCGGCTGACCAGATCACCCCGACGATGCTTGCCACTGGCATCCCGGTTGCGAAAATCACCGGACTTGCTACCACCGCAACCAGCACGGATGCCGCGAACCTTACCGGCACCTTGGCGGCGGCGCGTATTGCCGACGCCGCCCTCACCATCGCGAAAACCAGCGGGCTTCAAACCTCGCTAGACGGAAAAGCATTCGGCAGTAAATATCTGCGTGGCCCATCCGCCCCATTGCAGAGCCTCAAGCGTGCTATGACTTTAGGTCGCGATGCCTCTATCGGAATCATTTCTGACAGCACCGGCGCTAATAGTCCAAATTGGGTCTATCGACTCGCGGCCATGCTGGGGACGAGCCACCCAAACCACCGGGTGATTTTTCAGCCGTGGAATATCGGCACGCAAAAATATGATGCTCCCACAGTGATTCAATCCGGCGTAGGCGGTGATCGGCATATCTCCTACGAGTCTAATTCGCGCCCTGCAACCATGTCGTCCAGCGCCAAAAATATTGCGAATTTTGGAGGTAGCGACCTTGAAATGCAGGTGGAGGCATCATGGGATTCCGCCGCGTTGGTAAGCGGCTGGCCATCTGCGGCGCAGAGGTTGCTGGTATTCGGGAACACAAATGGTCGGGGGTGGATAGAAGTCTCTAACGGGTATCTTTCACTGAGATGGTCTGAGGACGCATCAGGAGCCACACTAAAAGAGGCGGGAGTAACCATGACCGCCCAGCTACCGAGTGGTTTTTCGGCCGACACAAAATACCGAATCAAAGCGGCGCTGGATGTCAATAATGGCTCAGGGGCATACGTCGTGACGTTTTCGTATTCGCTAAATGCCGGCGTCACGTGGACTCAATTCGGAAGCCCCGTGACTGGCCCCAGCACCACTGTTGTGCATGATGCGAACCTAACGTTTGCGTTAGGCGGGATTGATGGAAACGCAATCGGCCGCAAGTGTAAATTTTACTTTGCTCAGATTTACCGAGGTATCGGTGGGCAACCCATATTGCCTGAACGGATCGACTCATGGGGGCTTTCGGGCAGCGAGTCCGTAATAGGCACGTTGTCTGGAGCACCCGTGCTCTACGTCGATAACGTGGCGTGTTCGGGGTATGGAGTTGGCACGTTCCTCTCGACACTAGCACCCTACCACCCGCAGGCGTTTTTTAACCGGGACCGCCATTTTTGGTTTTTATCGCTATCGCACAATGACAATCAGCAGGGCGCTGGTTGGTGGGTAAACATTGCGGAGCTGATTGCGGCCGTCAATTCGTATGCGCCGAGCGATCCGGCGTGGGTCATGCTAACGCAAAATCCTGAAGGCAGCACAATCCCACTGAGGGACTCGCACCACCGCAGGACGTTCTCAATCGCTCAATTTGCCGCCGCCGAGTCTTATACTATGATTGATGTGACGCGTGCATTTGACGACTACACAGGGGCGCTCGATGATTTGGTATCAGGAGTCCACACCACTACCGCCGGATCGGTGCTGTGGGCCGAGTTGATTCGGGATATTATCAACGACTCGGAACCATGAAACACCTAACCCTCGCCCTCTGGATCGCCCGCGAATTGATCGAGCTAACAATCCCCACCCCACCCACCACCCAATGACCATACCCACCGAATGGATTTTAATGGTCCTGCTCGCCCTCGCCACCGTCATTTCGACGCTGGCCGCGATCATCTACCGCTCACTCGCTACCGAGATCGCCACACTCCGTAGCATCGTCGGCAAGCTCCAGAACGATGTTGATCGTTTAAGCAAAGGTTGCGGGCTTGGGCAATGCCTCTACAAAAACCGCCAATGAACACCACCATCCTCGGACTGCTCGCAGCCGTCGCCGCCACCATTCAATCGACCTTGCAACAAGGCCACATGCTCACCGACTGGAAAACCTGGATACTCCCCGCCGCGCTCGCCGCGTTGGGATACCTCGCCAATGACTCCACCACCTCCAAGCCATGAAAACACTCCTCTCCATCGCCGCTGCAATTAGCCTAGCCTCCTGCGTTTCGACGACCACCACCACCACCTCACCGGATGGCACCGTGACCGTGATCGAACAACGCGGGGTTGATGCTGCCAGCGTCGCGGCTGCTACCGAGATCAGCCGCAGCATCGTCCCGGCGAAATGACCGCAACACTCTAATCATGGAAACCGACAATATCAAATGGGGCGAAACCTACGACATCGAAGCGACGGCGCAGGACGTTGACGGCGTGGCCATCGTGATGGATTCGACATGGCAAGCCGCCATCCGTGTCACTAAACGCACGGTCGGCGGGGCTACTCTCGTCGAACCGGCCATGACCATCGCGGGCGGCAAAGCGACCTGCACCATCGACACCGGAGAGGCGCCATGGTTTGTCGGCGTTTTCTGGTATGACATCCGGCTAACCGACCCGGACGGCAACGACCAATGGAGCGAACCGGTTAGGTTGACGCTTGAGGACCGCAACACCCCCAACACCTGACCCATGCCACTCCGCACTATCATCATCAAGGCGACGCGTTCCGGCACCGCGTCCACCGTCATCATCCGGCGCGGGGCATCTGGCACAGGCGGCGGCACAGGTGACCACGGCGCATTGACCGGGCTGGGGGATGACGACCACACGCAATACCTGAACAATACGCGGGGGGATGCGCGGTATGCCAAGCTGACGGGCGCAACGTTCACTGGGCCAATCACCGCGCAGTCTATTACAGGCGATGGCGGTGCCCTAATTGTTGAGAGTTCGCTAGATATCCAAGGCAATGTGACTATTCCAAACGGTGATCTTAGGCTTGATGACCCGACGGGAGCAGGGATCACATGCAACGGGCCGATCATCGCCGATTCTTTGGCACTCCTCACCACCCCCCTGCCGATCAGCAGCGGCGGCACGGGTGGGTCTTCACAACCTGCGGCATGGACCGGACTCGGCGGCGGCGGGACGATTGCGAGTCCTGCATTTACCAGCCTCGCCATCGGCGGCGGCACGGCGATCAGCGCCACCGGCACCACCGGCGCGGCTTTGGTGGCGGCTGGGACGGTCGCGGAGGCGGACGTAATTTTAGGGACCCTCAAAAAACGCACCACCGGGACAGTTTCCCGCGATTCGAATGGGACAGGCTCAACATTCACGGATGACCCGACGCTAAATGGATGGACTCTAGCGGCTAACACCTCATACCGCATCGAGTATTCCATCCTGTATGATTGCGGGGCCGGGGGGATTAAAACACAGTTCACCACGCCGTCTCACGATTACATTCATGGCGGAAATATTGGACACTATTCGATGAACGGCACCGCCGCCGCCGCGCTGGTACTGAACTCAACAGCCATTACGTCGGGCAGCCGAACATCGGCCACCAGCGGCACAGGCACCATCGCTGCAATTGTTGGTTACATCGAATTCAGGACAACGGTTGCGGGAACGTTGAATTTCCAATGGGCGCAAAGCTCAAGCAACACCGCAGCAACAAGAATTTTTGCGGGTTCCGTGATTAAAGTCATTAAGCAATTCTAACACCATGCCACTCCAAACCCCCACCACCCTCGCCGCCGCGCAGATGGCCGAAGCCGCCGTCAATGCCCGCAGCCACTACGCCGCCGCCGCCTCACAGCTCAACGCGATCAATCGGACGATCCTCGGCATGCCGAACGACCAGCTCGCGGAGTTCGGCAACGCCCTCGGCCCGCTCGAAATGGCGGCACTCACCACTTCGCACGCCGCGCAGGGCGATGGCTTGAACGCACTGCTCGACGGCATCAACGCCGTGTTGGCCGCGTCTGGCATCCCTCCTGTCAGTGCGTCCGTCGATACCCGCCCGCTGTCCGACAAACTCGCGGAGCAACGCCGCGAGATCGTCCTGACCGATGGCGTGTTTGCGGTGGTTGATTTTCCGGCTGAGGTGGAGCCTGAGCCTGAGCCTGAGCCTGAGCCAGAGCCGTGACCGCAATTTTGGACCCCGGCCATGGCATGGGCAACCGCCGCGCTGGCGTATTCGACCCTGGAGCATGCTCTGGCGGCTTCCGCGAGTCTGACATTGCCTTGGCATGGGCAAACGAGTTGCGAGGCATCCTCATGGCCGCTGGGCATCGCGTCATTCGGACCAGGATCGACCACACAGACCCGGCACCAGTCGGCAAACGTGCTGGCATTGCTCGCCACTTCGGCGGGGAGATCATGTTGTCGATCCATTGCAACGCCGCCAACGGATCCGCCAGCGGCACGGAGACGTTCTACCGCGGCGAGGCTAACCGCGAGCAAGCGGAGGCCATCAACAAGGCCGTCGTCGCTGCCCTCGGCACCCGCAACCGTGGCACCAAGCTCGAGAGCGACAGCCAGCACGCGACACTCGCCGTGATGGCGTTTCAACCGTGTTTTTTGATCGAGCTTGGCTTCATCGATCACGCAGGCGACCGGGCGAAAATGCTGGATCCGGTTTTGCGGAAGCTGGCTTGCAATGCGATTGCGCGGGTGCTGGCTTGACGCATCCCGCCGGATCGCTAGGTTTCGGGCTTCGGGATAAAACAGACTGCGGCGGGTTGATCGCCTCTGCTAGCTGGGGCCTAGGAATAGTCTCTCCCGTCCAACTTTCCGCCGCGAGGCATCCGGCTTGGCCCGTCTGGATTCGCCCTCTTCGCGTCGAAACCGTCAGGAATCCAAATCCGAGCGGAGTCAACGGGCCTTCACTTTTGCTAGAGGTTTTTGATTCGCCCGTATTCCGCGATTAGAGCCGCATCAATCATCCCATCATGCGGTTTGCTGCATCGCGGCGACGCAAGCCAGCTTTCCGCCGGCCACAACTGCCTTGCCCGTGCCAGCGCGGCGGGTTTGGTGTCGCCCTTCGCACATCCCGGCAGCATGACCTTCTGCCACATCTGCGGTGTGATCCGGTGATGACGAATCCCGCGAGATTCCAGAACTCCGCGGATGGCGCCGTAACTGTCCCACATGGAGCACAACGCTTGCACACCGGGGGAGTGTTTGCCGGGGGTTTCGAGGATGACAGTGCAGTCATTGCCTCGGTGGGTGCAGATGAAATCCCAGACAGTCCATGCGTTGATCTCGTTGCCTTTGGATTTGTTGCGCGTCGGCATCGGCATGCAGGCAATCGGCGGGCCAGGGTGATCGGAGAGCGCGACTAGGCCACCTGTGAGTCCATTATCCACGCCGATGTAGATCATGACTCCACCTCCCCGCACACAAAGCATTTGCCGGTCATGTCGAGATTCATCCTGCACGCATGCGGGGGAATCACTCCATCGATCCAAAACGTCTGCGGCGTGGTCGTCAGCGTCGTGCCGATGCATTGCAGGATCTCGAAACTATCGCCGGGGTGTTGAGTTGCTAGGCGTATTGACTCGGCGTGCGCGTCTTCCAGACTGGCATGTTTGATTCGCGGATGACCGCCATCAACGCGGAAAATGTAGTAGTATGGCTTCATTCGGATACCCACTTTCCGATGGTGCGCAAGAAGGCTTCGGCGCGTTGGGCGGCGGTCGCTTCGGTTGCCTCCGAATATCCATGCAAGGATATTGCCCCGCTTACGATAGTGCAAAGACACGCAAAGTAACGAGGCTTGATGTTTTGTGGTAAACTTTTCACAGCCTCGTGCATCGCGTTGAGGTCGTTGAGGTAGTCTGGGCATCTCATTCCACAACTAACTCCAATTTTGTTGCCTTTTGGATCTTCCCAATACG